GACTTCGAGCGCCGGCCGGGCCGGCACACCAATCACGCCGAGCAGCAAGTGTGGTTTCCCGGCGATCTGGGCTTTGAGTTTTCCAGCGAAGTGGTCAAGGAAATTCGATGGGGGCGGACATGACGCCCGCCGAAGAATTGTATTTGGTGCAGATTTTGAACCAGGCGCGCGACCACGATTTCGCGTGGGGGCGGAATGACTGCAACACGCTCGGCCTGACCTGGGTCGATTTTCTGTGCGGCACCAACTATTTGAGCACCACCCGCGGCAGCTACTGTGACGCGCGCGGCGCGATCAAGTACGCCAAAACCATGCCGCGCTGGTGTCAGGGCTTGGCCGAACTCGGCTGGGTCGAGCTCGAGTATTCCGAAATTCGACAGGGCGACCTCGCGGTGGTCGAGGATGACGCGTTTGACCGCGTGCACATCATCACCGGCCGCCATGTGGTGTCGTTGCATGAGGGCGAGGGCTTTGTGCGCTATCCCATCGAGCAATTCAGCCACGCCCGATTCTGGAGCTTTTTCTAATGGGCGCCGCCGCACCCATCATTGGCGCCATCGCCGGATCGTTTGCCGGCGGCTATGTCGCCAGCACCGTGTTGGCCGGCACCATGATCGGCGCCTCGGGCTTCATCGTCGGCATGGCCGTCGGTCGCGCTGTGGGCTCGATGGTCGGGTCCAGCCTTGCGACCTCGCTGTTTGGTGAAAAGCCAAAGCTGCCGGATTATTCCACCGCGCTTGGCGATCGCGGCATTCTGCAAAACATTGTCGGGTCGAGCGAGCCGATCCCGGTGGTGTATGGCGTGCGCCGGGTCGGCGGCATCCGCGTGTTCATCGAATCTTCGGGCACTGACAATGAATACCTGCACTTGGTTTTGGTGTTGTCGGAAGGCGAGGTGGACGGCGTCACCGCGCTGTACCTCAACGAAGAGGCCAGCACGCTCAGCAAATTCTCGGGCCTTGTTGAATGGACTCTGCACACCGGCGCAGACGATCAGCTGGTCGACACCAATCTCGACAACCGCTTGGCGAGCTGGACCAGCAATCATCGTTTGCGCGGCACGGCCTATGTTTATGTCCGTCTCAAATATGACCAGGACGCATTCGCCGGCGGCATTCCGCAGATCACCGCCGACGTGCGCGGGGTCGAGGTCTATGACCCGCGCAGCGCGAGCACGGCATGGTCGGACAACCCGGCATTGTGCGTGCGCGATTACCTCACCAATGGGCGCTATGGTCGGGCTATTCCGACCAGTATGATCGACGAGGCGAGCTTCATTGCCGCCGCAAATTACTGCGATGAGCTGGTGTACAAGGGCGGCACCAGCGCGAAGCGTTACACCCTCAACGGCGTGGTCGACACCTCAAGCACCAGCCTTGAGGTGATCCGCGAAATGCTCACCGCCTGCCGCGGCATGCTGGTGTTCACCGGCGGCAAGTATCGTTTGGTGATCGACAAGCCCGAGGCCGCGGGTTTCGCCTTCACCGAGGACAACGTGCTGGGCGCATGGACGATTTCGCTCGGCGATAAGACCAACACCTACAACCGCATCCGCGCCAACTTCTTCAATCCAGAACGCAGCTGGCAACCGGACATTGCAACCATCGACAGCGCCGGACTGCGCAGCCTCGACAATGGCTTGTTGCTTGAGCGCGAGATTTCCTTGCCGTTCACCAGCGATGAGGCGACCGCCAAGCAGATCGCGACCATCAACCTCAATCAGTCGCGCCAGCAAATCCTGACCGAATTTACCGCGACGGTGGCCGGTATCCGTTGCGAAGTCGGCGACGTGATCACCATCACCCACAGCACGCCGGGCTGGTCTGCTAAAAAATTCCGCGTGCTGCGCATGGCGCTGCAAAACAACGACGAGGTGCGTGTCACCGCGCTCGAGTACGACGAGACGGTGTACGACTTCGGCAGCATTCCGGTTTCGGATGCGACCCCCAACACCAACTTGCCCAACATGCTCACAGTCGCCGCGCCGGGCGCACCCAGCGTGATCGAGTCGCTGTACATCACCAAGTCGGGCGCCGGGGTGAAAGCAAAAGTCGACCTGGCATGGGCCGCGGCACGTGACATTTTCGTGCGCGATTATCAGGTGCAATATCGCCTGCAAAGCGAGGCGAGCTTCCGCGTCGCGGGGGTCACCACGGACACCCGGTTTGAAATCTTCGACATCACGCCGGGACGCTACGATTTCCGCGTCAAGGCGATCAATTCCGTCGGCACCTCAAGCAGCTGGTCGACGACTGAACAGGAAATTTTCGGTCTTGCGGCAAAGCCTACGGCGCCGAGCAATGTCGCCTTGCAAGCGGTGTCGAGCCTTGCCGTGCTCACATGGGATCAATCGCCAGACCTCGACGTGCGCATCGGCGGCCGCATCGAGGTGCGCCATTCCTCGGCGCTGAGCGGGGCAACGTGGGCCAACTCGGTCAGCCTCGGCAAAGCCTTGGCTGGCACTGCCACGGTCGCGATTCTGCCGTTGCTCGAAGGCACCTATCTGATCCGTGCGCTGGATTCCAGCGGCATCATGTCCGACAGCAGCAGCGTCAGCACCGACGCCGCAACCGTGCAGGCGTTTTCGACGGTCGGCACTGTGCAAGCGCACCCGCTGTTTTTAGGCACGCACGACGACACCGTGGTGGTCGATTCGACCTTGCGCTTGCAGGGCAATGACGACATCGACAGCTGGGCCGATGTCGACAGCCTCAGCAACTTCGACGTGGGGCCGGGCGGGGTGGATACCGGCGGCAGCTACACCTTCGCCGCGGGCATCGACGCCGGCAGCGTCAAGCGCATGCGCCTGCGCCGGCAAGTGAGCTCGCTGTTGGCGCAGCCGCTCAACACCATCGACGCGCGCAGCACCTTGATCGATACCTGGGCCGATTTCGATGGTGCCGATGGCGCGACCGGCGATTGCAAGGTCTACGTCCGCCACACCGATGACGATCCAAGCGGCAGCCCAACGTGGTCGGGCTGGGAGCTGTTGACCGTCAACGAATACAACCACCGCGCATTCCAATTCCGTGCCGATCTGTCGGTTTCCGACACGGCCTACAACATCCGCGTCTCGGAGCTCGCCGTGACCGCCGAAGAACTCGCATAGGGAGAAAACCATGAGCCAACATGACATGAATCTTGCCAACGCCGACGGCGCAACCTTCCGCGCCGACGCCAACAACGCCTTGGTGGCTTTGGTTTCCAATTCCAGCGGCGCGACGGCACCGAGCACCACCTTCGCGTTTCAGTGGTGGGCGGACACCGCCAACGACGTGCTCAAGGTGCGCAATGCCGCCAACAGCGCATGGGTGGAAGTGATCACGCTCAGTACCGGCGCACCGATCGGCGGCACTGGCGACAGCGATGGCTTGTTTTACAAAGCCGACAGCGGCAGCGTGGTCTTTACCAAAACCGGCAACAGCACGTTGCAGATCAAGGCGGGCACCAAGGTCTGGCGCCGCGACGGAACGGTGCAAGAGTTTGCCAGCGCCACCAGCGTGACCATGCCCAGCCTCAGCGCCGGGACCGATTACGTAATTTATGTCTGCGACGACGCCAGCCTGCGCGCCGACAGCAATTTCAGCGCACCGAGCGGATACAGCACCAGCAACAGCCGCAAGATCGGCGGGTTCCATTACGCACCCGGCGAGAACGCAACCGGCACCAGCGGCGGCAACACCACGGCCGCGATCAACGAATACAGCCTGTGGGATCTGAAATGGCGCCCATCGGCGGCCGACCCGCGCGGCATGACGCTTGTGGGTGGCGGATTCTGGGCCGACATCTATCTCACCGGGGTCGATGCCATCACCAACGGTTCGAGCAAGTACAACGTCACCATCGCCGACGGTTCCAGCCCGCCCAAGGTGCCGACCATGTTCGGCGGCAACGGCTCGACCACCTATGGCTCTTACACTTGGTTTGAAGCGATGGAGCTGGCGACCGCGTTTGGAAAGCGTTGCCCAACCCAGCAGGAATTTATGGCGTTGGCCTACGGCACCACCGAGGCAAGCTCGATCGGGTCCGATCCGGTCAGCACCGCAGTCGCGTCCGGCGATGCGACCTACACCTCGAAATGGGGATGCTTCCATGCTAGCGGGTGCATGTGGATCTGGGCACGCGATCGTGGCGGTCCTTACGCCGGCGCAAGCTGGAACGCCAACACCGAAAGCCGCGGCAGCGAATACAACGCGCCGAATGCGGCGCGTCTGGGCGGCGGCTGGATCGACGGGTCGAACGCCGGTTCCCGTTGCTCGAACTGGCTCGGCGCGGCCTCGGACTCGTACAGCCGCGGCGGTTCGCGCTTCGTCTGTGACCACCTGCAACTTGCCTGATAGGGCGCGGAAGCGCCCGTGAAGCCGATTGAAGAGGCCACCAAGTGCTACGATCAAATGGCCATTGTCGAAAAGTACGAACGGGTGATCGCCTATTTGTACCCGATCGCACAATCGATGCCGCGCAAGCACGGCGTCGCGCGCGACATGTTTTTGCAATGCCTGTTGGGTCAGCCGGATCTGTTTTTTCAAGCGGGCAAATCGAATCAAATCTCGAAGATTTACGCAGCCGACGCGGGCCTCGCGCAGCTGCGCTACTGGATGCGCTTTCTGGTGCAAATCCGGTGCATGACGCGTCACCAACTCCAAACCAGCCAAGTGCTGGTGGCGGAAGTGGGGGCGATGGTCCATGCCTGGGTAAAGCGCCGGAAAATGCAGGGGCAGCCTGGGTCGTAATGCGGCGCTTCTGGGCGGCAACTGGAACAACGGGTCGAACTCCGGTTCACGTTGCTCGAACTGGAACAACGCAGCCTCGAACTCGAACAACAACATCGGTTCGCGCTTCGTCTGTGTCTACACCACGAGTCTATCGCTTTGCTGGCGCTACGGCCCAGCAAGCCGACCAACCCATGTGTGGTCAGCCGGGCTTGTCCTCCCTCGGGAAAAACGCAACGGGGTCCGGCAAAACGCCGAGTAGTGCAACATCGAAAGGCGGGGCCGGCTTTTTTATGGGGAAAAAACACCGAAATCTGATTCAGCGCATCACCACGATCGACAACCTGCGCAATGCCTACACCAAAACGGCGCGCGGCAAACGCATGAGCTGGGGTTATTTAGAGTTTAAGGAATACACCGAAGCCAACTTGTTGTTGCTGCAAGCTGAGCTCGAGGCCGATGCCTATCAAATTGGCGAGTATCGGACCTTCACAATTTTTGAGCCAAAACCGCGCTTGATTTCGGCGCTCGATTTCAAAGATCGTTTGGTGCAGCACGCCACCTGCAACGTGGTCGCGCCCATTTTTGAGGCCGGCCTTTTGCCCTATACCTTCGCATGCCGCGACGGTCTAGGCACCCATGCCGGCGTGCGCCACATTCAATCGCTATTGCGCAAGACCGGCGCGCGCTACTTTCTCAAGACGGATTTCAGCAAATACTTTCCAAGCGTGGATCGCGCCGTGCTGCACGAAATCATCGAGCGCAAGGTGCGCTGTGCGGCAACGCTCAAGATCCTGCGCGAAATCATCCCGCCCACTGGCACCGGCATCCCGATCGGCAGCCTGACCTCACAGCTATTTGCCAACGTCTACGGCAACGAACTCGACCGCTTTGTCCATTTTGAGCTGGGGCACCGGCATTGGGCGCGGTACATGGACGACTTGATTGTGCTCGGCGATGACCTCGAACAACTGCGCGAGAGCTTCGAGCGCATCGAGGCCTTTTCTGCCGAACGCCTCAAGCTGCGGATCAGCAAATGGCAGGCCGCGCCCGTCTCTCGCGGGATCAATTTTCTCGGATACCGGATCTGGCCGACGCACAAGCTGTTGCGCAAAGACAGCGTGACCCGCGCCAAGCGCAAGGTCGCAAAGTTTATTCGCTACAACGACGCCGAATCGCTCAACCGCTTTCTGGCCAGCTGGTCAGGGCATGTGAAATGGGCCGACGCCCGCAACCTTTTGCAATGGATGGAAAAACACCATGGAATTGAAATCTGTCATCAATACGCGCACTGATCTGGAAGCCTTGGCCGGCACCGAGGCCTATCGTGATTTTATCGAACGCCTCAAGGGCTCCATGACCATGCGCGTGGATCAAGCTGCATATCCAGAAAACTACGGTCAGCCGGACTATGACGGCGACCCGATCGATCCAGTTTGGGTTGAAGTCGAAGATCTGTCGACCATCACCCGGTTTGGTTTCTCCAAAGCTGAGCTTGAGATGCTGTGACATGAATCTGTCGGACCTGATCCTAACCCTGATCGGCATCGTGGTGGCCGGCCTCGGCTGGTTTCTGATCCGACTAAATGATGATCTGAGCAAGCTCAACGACAAGATCAACCTGTGTCAGGTCGACATGCCGCAAAAGTTTGTCCTCAAGGATGACTACAAAGACGACATCGACGACCTGAAACGGTTGATCGTGGAGCAGGGCAACAAAACCGATCGCCTACTCGAGCGCGTGTTTGAGCGCCTCGAAACCAAAGCCGACAAGTGATTGCGGTTTATTGGTTGATTGTCGGCATGCTGATCGGGGGATTTTTGGCCGCAACCTTGGCGGGGTACGCATGAACATTCACCTAGGCAAGCCGTGATCCTGTTGCGCATGATTGGCCTGATCCTCGCGCCGATCGTGCTGGCGGGGTGCAGCTATCTCAGCGCGCTTGGTAGTTTCTTGCCGGGTGGTGATGACGGCGTGAATGCCAACGCGCAGATCGGCAAGGAAAACACCCAAGCCGTGGTCAGCAGCTCGGAAAAGATCGAGGCGGGGGACAACGCGACCATCGAGCAAACCGAAGCCAAGCACGCCAATCAGGTCGAAGGCACGCAAATCAACAACAACGGCCTCGACTGGTGGGTGTGGCTTTTGATCGGCTGGATGGTGCCCGGACCCGGTGCCATCCTGTGCACCGAGGTCCAAGCGTGGCGGCAGTGCCGCCGGAAAAAAGACTTACTCTGAAGCTGGTTTTTTCTCTGCCGCAATGACCAAGCGGCCCAAACCGACCAGCACAAAACCGGGGAACAGAAACACCAGAAAATGGCCAATCAGCCACACCGCAATCGCCATCGTGTAGCCCAGCTGTATTTGCAAATCAAGCGGTGCATTAGAGGCCATTCCACCCATGCCCATCAAATAGCTAAACACGCCAAGGCCAGCCCAAAACACGCCGACAAACGTCAAGAAAATTCCCATTGTTTTCTCCTATGCGGCCAGCTGTTGCCGGCCAATTTCAACGCCATCTTCAAACACCACCACCTCGATGTTGCGAGGGGCAGGGTCCACCACTTCATTTTTCATTTTTTGCACCGTCCGACGCAACTCGGCCAACTGTTGCACACGCCAAAAATGCGCGCGCAATTCACCAGGCGAAAACGGTCGATCCCATCCGGGCAAGAAAATGCCTTCCGCACTGACGCGGACCTGATCGAGCTCGGGAAACGGCAAAATGCCATCGCGCACAAGTCGCAGAATTTTGTCGCATGCCACCGGCACCTCGGCCTCACCGGACAAGTATCGGCGCGCAGATCGCTGCGACGATCCGCACCAAAGCATGAAATCCGCCTCACTTGGCGGGTTGAGAAAGTCTCTCTGGGGGGTCATGAGTATTCCTCTGGCAAATACCCGTAAAAATAACTTTTTACGGTCAGGGGAAACTATGGGGTTGACATAATATATATTCAACCCCTATTTTTCTCCTACCGGTGTCATGAACCGGTCTGCGTATCCATTCGCAGCTCCTCTGGTGGGGCGGCCGGGTCAAACCGGCCGTCATTTAATCGGAGGGGCCATAAGGAGAAGAAGATGGAGTTTGAACAAAAAGAAGAA